CATCAAATCTTGTAATATCTTCTGTAGTTAATGAATGTCTCAAATAGCATCTCTCCATGCCATTATAACAGTTCTCTTGAAAAAATTGAATAGCATCATCAATAAGATCATCAACTTGATCTACATCAACATTGATTTCTAATACTGGTGCTCCTAATTTTCTCAGACAGTAATTAGTAAACTCTGTCCTAGATGCTGGTTGAGACATCCTTACAACCTACTTTTTAAGTATTTATGTTAGTAATTATTCTGCTGGTAGAGGATCAATAAACATAAAGGTAGATCTCATGCTCCTCCTATATTGTTCGTTCGTAGTAATATCTATCATCTCCGTAACTTCAGAAGGTGGTGTTGGAAATGTTAACGGAAATGTATCTCCATTTGGGAGATCTCTTAATGCTTGTCTCCAATCTTTAAACTCTTGCGATAAACTAGTTTCACACTCGATACTTTTAATCACTAAAACATCAGACATTTCTAAAGATTCGTTTCTAATTTCTCTCACTGAATCATATCTTAAGAGTTGTTGATTGGCATCAAAAGGAACTGTAATTGCATCCCATTCCGATTGAGATAATTGAACAACCCCTGCTTCTGTAGGTTGATCTGTGATATCATAGTCGTCAGAAGCAGTACATAAAAAATAGGGAACAACACCATCATCCATTTCATGAAGGATAGTTATACCACCAAAATTTGGTGTTTTATACTTATGTCTTTGTTCTGAAAATGTATCTACATCAACTGCTCCAATGCCTGTATCTACATGAGTTAAATGAATTTTAATATACATGGGTTTAATTTAATTTTAATGCAAAGAATGTAGAATTTGTCGTTAAGGTAAAAAGAGAACTAGATCCCCCACTTATACGTCTTCTTGACACTGCTAATTGATCATTGGCAGATAAATCTAATATAATAGAACAGTTTGCTGAACTGTCATAATGATTATCACTATTAGAATTACCTCTAATGTAAGTGTGTCTAACTTCATTTCCAATTACACTACCATTTACAGTAATTTCAAATCCGTATACAGTTCTTAATGTTGCAGTTGTTCCACTAAAATTTATATCAAGATTATATCCAACTAAGTACCTCCCATTAGTTGCTACTTGAATATGATTAGTTGTAACAGAACCAGAACCTAACGTAAAAGATACTTGATTATCTGTAGTAGTATTTAACCAACTAGTTAATTGAGACGGAGTAGTGCTTGTTCCTAAAGATGTCTGTAAAAGATTTACTTTATAGCACTCTGTTGTTTCGTTGCTACCACCTCCACCAGATGTAGGATAATCCTGCCAAGTTGGAGCACTACTAGTTCCATTGGAAGTTAAGTATTGACCATTAGATCCTTTTGATCCGTTTCCATCAATGATAGGACCTTGTAAAATTAAATCATCGTTTATGATACTGTTTGGTTTTAATAATGCCATAATTAGGTATATGATTTTACTTTAACTATTGAAATGGAACTTTTAGATGCATCCAAAACAATATTGCTACTGGTTGCACTAGCATCTTTTTGGAATAAAATACTAATTTGTTTACCCGAATCTAATCTAAGTATGGATTGAAAATTGGCAGTAGATTCTCTATGTTCCGATACTCGTCTGATATAAGTATGTCTACATGTATCTGAAATTCCGACTCCATCAATTGCCAACCTATTTTTTACTGTTGGTCGTCTTCCTGAAGTGCAAGAATAATATAAACTTACTGTAATTAAATAAAATCCATTAGATGGAACTGTTATTCTAGTTCCATTATTAGTCCAAGAAGCACTGTTAGTTGTAAACACATTACTTGTGTTCATCCATGCTAATTCTGTTTCTGATGTCACAAATGGATCTGGGTCAGCGACACCTGTTCCATTGAACTGACAATAACTACTTATTGGAGTAGTAGATCCTCCTCCACCAGCACCAGAAACAGATACCCATTTTGTAGTTCCTCCAGTACTAAGTAATACTTGACCCGAAGTTCCTGCTGAACCAGTGCTATCTAACAGAGGTCCATCTAGTTCCAGAGATCCATAAATTTTTGTTTCATTTAGATTTGCCATGATTTTATTTTAATTGTATTATTTCAATAAAACTAGAATCTTCTGTTAAGTTTGAATCAGCATCACTGTCATTTCTGCCTGTTGTGTGTTCTAACCATTGAACTGATACTAAATCTCCAGTGTTTAATTCCATTAATGTAGATTGATTTGAACTAGTGCTCCCATGTCCACTAGTTGATCTTAGATACGAATGTGCTGCAACATATTCATTTGGAGTTCCATTGATTGCAATTGCAACTTGAGGTCCTAATCGATCATTGGTGGTAGGATCAGTGGTCAATTCCCAATTTACATTTATTAAATACAGTCCGTCATTATAAACTTCAATCGTTGAAGTTGTTACTGTCCACGAACCACTAGAAAATACTGGTGTTGTATTTAGCCATGTTGGTGTAAAATATGTATCATTAGCATCAGTATTGTCTATACTACTATTTGAACTAGTGTTACCAACACATTTTATATAAGGTAATGTTGCTGCAGCACTAACTGATGGAAGTTTTGGTCGTAGTGCTATTGTATATCCTTTGTGTCTATCTGATGAATTCCCAGTGAAAGCAGGTGGATCTTCCGATCCTGCTACAAATTGTTGTTTTCCTGATATAGCAATTGTATTACCACCAACATCCACACCAGAAGTACCTTCATCCTCAAATATTTTTATACGCTCATAACCATCTGGTGGATTGATTTGTTCTGCTACATTATCATCATCTATGATACCAACAGAAAGAATTAAACATCCATCAGTAACAGTAGTAATTGAAGGAGAATTGGGCAATCCAGAAGATGCTGCATTTTGAACAGCATTTACATCAAATGGAGTCGAGGTATCTACACCTCTAAATGCAACCAGAATATAGGTGGGATTATCACCGTCTAAACCTGATGCTGTTTCTGATGTTCCGGTAGCAATTTTATAAAATGCTGAACTATTTGGATCGTCATCATTATCAGGTTGATTTCCTAATCCTGGAATTGCAGTCCATCCTCCAGATGGAGCATCTTGACTATCCTCATCCTCAGCTCCAAAAAATAAAACTAAGTCACCTACAGCAATATCGGAGATGGTAACTGAACTCGGATCCGCAGATGTTGTTTTATCTAGATTAACTATAGCAATACCTCCAAAATCCCACACCGTTTCTGTTCCAGTAGATTTTAACAATCCACCAGAAAATCCACTAAAATTTTTGTTATCAATTAAAGATCCATTGAGTCTTAAGTTTCCAACTGCCTTACTTGGTTTCAAATTTGCCATAAATTAAAAATTATATTTCCAATTGTAGATATTTATATTCCATATCTATCTTTATTTACATTAAAGTTTTGAGTAATTTCAGATACAGATAGTGCCTTGCCTGGATACACCCTAACAATTGAAATAAATCCAAGATACTCTCCACGATAAGTGCCAAATTTATCACATATACCTATACCAAGTGTGCCGTTTGATTGACCAAGAGTTCTCATATTACTCATAGTAGCAACAGAAGTTTTATCGACATAAACTGTTCCTGATCCAGAGTTCACAACTAATACATGCTGATGCCATACTTGAGTTGTTGGATTTGAACTGTAATCTACTTCTATTTCTGTACCAGAGGTATTTTTATAAACTATACTATTGTATCCAAATAAGAGACCATTATCATTACCAGAACCACTATTCCAATCATCTTCGGCAGAGTTTGTCCAAAAATTTCCACCTGAAAATGGATTTGCCGCAGGTGCAGATGTGGAATCATAATAGTTCCATACCTCAATAGTATAAGTACCTCCTAAAGTAATTGCAGTATTAGGAAGAGATACATATCCTCCTATTGAATCAAATCCTGGTCCATCTGTCCAATCAAACCAACCATTAGAATTATATACTACTTCAGAACTATTAGTTATAGTGCCATTATTACTTTCTCCACTTAGATCACTCCAAGTAGTTCCACTACCAGAATAAGAACTACTATTCAGTGCATCTAAATGTAATTCTAAGTTATCTGTAACTAATGTTGAAGCAGGTACATAATCTTCTGTGAATGGAGATAATAGTTTAACAACACTATTGTAAATATTTTTTATTTCTAAATCATTTAGAGCAACACTATAAACCATTACGTTGTCTATAACCCCAGTCAAGTATGCCTCAGACGTTTCATGTTCTGCTCCTCCAATTGAAACATTATTAGCACTACTTGTATTAATAGCAAGTGAAGGATTGTCTGTAGTTAGAGATGTTATTTCTCTGCCATTAATCCAAATTTTAATATCAGCAACCGTACCAGAATCAGGACAGGTAATAGCAAACATATTTTTATATGTTAAATTGACGGAGTTAGTTGTTTCTACATATCCATTGCCAATTTCAACTCTAAATTTATTAGTTGAAGTTATTCTGCAAGTAAATCTTTGACCAGAAGAATCAGCACCATATGAAAATGGACGTGAATCAGTAGCAAGTGATACTGGTCTTACTGAAAATATAATTGTTCTTGCACTAGTTCCAGTTACTCCAGTATATGCATTACCAGATTCTCCATCAACAATACCAGCACTATCACCATAGAATGGTGCTGTCATATATTTTACACCATTATTACCATAACTACCCGCAGTAAGATTGGCAAATCCTCTTTGAATATATAACAGGGCATTAGCTTCTTGTTTAATACCACGAATTACAAGGTCCCATCCTATATCCGATTTATAAAAATCTTGATATGAAGAAATTACTTCTTTGCGATATAAATTAGATACAGTATTACCACCTGTTGGTGATATAGTGAGATCAGAATAAAAATTTGTGTCACTAGAAAGATCAGTATCCCATCCGTTAGTAGCACCACCATTACTTACATTGCCTAATGTATAATACAAATCACCTCTTACATGATTGATTATGGAAGATGCACCACCTCCGGTTATCACATCTTTAAATTTTATATTTTGACCAGGTAATAGTTTAGGTGTGAATTGAGTTTTAAAACCTTGATATGTTGATACTGGACCACCAGAACCAACCTGAAAATTAGAACTACTACCTGATTGAGCAGCATATGGTAATGTTAAATCTCTACTATTTCCACTAATATCCTGCCAGTAATGACCCGAAGTAGAACCTCCCCATTCAAAATATACCAATCCAGGTGATCCGGCAGCACCATTGTTGGATCCAGATGATAAACTACCACCTCCACCACCTCCACCAGCACCATAATTTCCACCAGCACCTCCGGATGTAGTAGAAGCATCAGATCCATCATCTCCATCCAATCCACCACCACCACCGGACGCTCCGTATCCAGCAGCACCACCAGAACCACCACTCGTAGGACCATCAAACACTTTCCAATCACCTGAAGGCGAAAACTGTTCAGAAGGACTCGCTTGGGTTTTTTGTAAAACTATGGACTTAACTGCAGACGTAGGTAATGACCCACTCGTCAAAGTAAGATTGCCATTTGCATCTGATGTAAATTGACCTGTGCCTAAATTAGTTCCTCCAGTTCCAGATACAGTGTATGGACTACTATCCAAAGAAGTGCCGGTAGAAATACTTGCTTGACCACTCCAAAAAGAACAATTTACTACTGTCCCAGATGTTAATACTGAAGCAGCAGAAATACCAACTTGAGATTTAACATTATTAATACTAAATGTGGAATCTAATACTTCTGCAGTTGTTAATACAATAACTGCCCCAGCGGAAGAAGCACTGGTAGTAGTTCCAGCAGTTGGAACCTCCACATTCCTATTTTTAAATCCACCGCCACCGCCACCGCCGCCATTTGGGTCGTTTTGTCCAGATCCATTCTTGGTGCCGCCGCCACCGCCTCCTCCTCCAACAGATGATGAAGCACCAGCATTACCAGATCCACCAGCACCTCCATCAGCACCACCAAAGGAACCATCGGCACCAGCAGCACCACCTCCACCTCCACCACCTACTGTAGCGGAAAAAACAAATCCAACACCACCACTACCTCCAGCACCACCATCTAACTGAACACTTGCATCTGCGCCAGATCCAGAAGGATTAGTTCCAGTTCCACCACTACCACCACTATTTGATCCTTGATCACCTCCACTGCCACCACCACCTTCAATTAAAAGTGAACTAGATCTTAGTACTTGCGAATCTCCTCCATTACCACCACCAGCAGATCCTCCAGATCCAACTGTAACAGTTAATGATTCTCCTGCAGTAACTGGTAACGATGATATACACAGTCCACCGCCGCCGCCGCCGCCGCCTGAATTTTGAGTAACAAAAGTTGCAGAATTATGACCACCACCACCTCCACCACCAAGTGCTACTACCTTCAATGAACTTACATTAGCAGGAACTGTAAATGTTCCACTTGAAGTAAATTCTTTATATCCTCCTGAAATTGCCGTAGTTATAGTTACATAATCTGACAATTCACTATTATAATGAAGTTCTAAGTCGTTGGGTCGAATTGAATTAAAAACTTCTGTCTCGTCAATTAGTTTTCCAACTTCACTAGAACCATCACTATTTTGTCTTAATGGAGTGCCAATATAATAAAAACGCCTAGTTACATTAAGATCATCTCCACTTCCAGAAAATCCTTGAGATCTAAGAGTAGATCCATTATTTTTTACCTTAGAAAATGCAACCATTAAAGTTGAACCAGACCCAGACGTTCCAGCATCTGCTGCTCCCACCAATATGTTATTGGAGAAATTTCCAGTGCCATACTCCAGAAAATTTTCAACACTAACACTACTGGCAACAATATCATCGTCTAAGAAACCAAAAGAAAACAAATAAGATCCTACTTTACTTCCATCTTCATCCCAAGCGCCTCCTGGCATACCAGTGGAACTAGATGTAGTGTCGCCTGTTGATTGTAGTGTGTCAACTCCAGAAACAGCAAACATAAATTGTGCTGTGGCACCACTTGGAAACGTCATGTTCTGTGCAGTCACAGAAGTTCCATCAGATATTTTAGTTGCTATAATATGACAAGGACCTTGACTAGAATTATAAATGGTTAATTCACTGAACCCTGTCGGAAGAGTGAAATCATGTGATTCTGCAGAATCACAACTGGCAACATAAAATACTAAATTTCCTGGATTAATGCCAGTTAAAGTTAATGGGTCTGTTTTTGTACTATTTGATATAGTATTAATTACAGAGACTTGTGGTTCTTTAAATTCATTTGAATATGCAGTTGCATCGGAAGAAATGCCAAATGATGATTTTGTATTATCATCAAAGGTTGAAGTAGATAATACTCCATCTTTTGTTAGTCGGGCAACGTTTGACATAATTAAGAAGCAGAATAAGTAAAGTCTAGGGAATCGGTAGTTTCATTATATAGTATCTCAAATCTCTCGGTAGATCCTGAGTTCTCATATCTTACCGCTCCTTTAACAGCAACATCAGTAGTCTCCAATCTTTCGTTACTAGAATCATATTTTAATCCAGAAGCATCAGTTTTTGCTGCAACTGACCCCGTAGCAGATGTAGCAAATAATGGAAAGCATGTTGTATCTGAAGATTCATCAGTAGCAGCAACACTAGATACACCTTCACCACTGATAGTGATTGTTTTTGTTGCACCAGTTCCAGAAGCAACAACACCATCTCCTACGAAGTTGAGAGTGGTAGCAGTAGTTGATAAGGGGGTTCCCTCATCCTGAACTGTTACACCACCTCCTCCAGTAATAGAAACTTCTGATATACCAGTAATTCTACCATTAGAATCTACTACAATTTGAGCAACATTTGATCCATCACCATACGTAGCAGCAGAAGCGCCAGTTAGAGCAGTTAAGTTAACACCAGAACCACTAAATGTTGATGCTGTTAATGTTCCATTAGAAGAATTAAATGTTAAATTTGATCCTGTCTTTGGAGAAATGCTTCCTGTTGCATCGGTTGCAAATAGTGGGAAGCAAGTAGTATCAGTAGATTCGTCTGCAACTGTAATAGTGGTAGGACTATTATCTTGCCATGTAGGAGCACTACCAGTACCATTAGATGTTATTACCTGATCAGAAGTTCCATAATTAGCACCACTAAGACCAATTTGTCCGGAAGATCCTATACGAAATCTTTCTGTATATCCACTACCATTGAAAAAGATTAAGTTTTTATTTGCAGTTCCTATTCCAAATCTAAAATCTCCACCAAGATAAACTAATTCTCCATCATTTCCGACTCCACCTGTGGGGAATGATCCACTAGATCCAGCAGTTCTTAACCATATACTAGAGTTTTCACTACTTACTTTTATTGTTGGTTCATCACTAGCAGATAATGCTGAAACCTCAAGATTTGATGATGGATTATTAGTTCCGATACCTACATCACCAGCAGAAGTTACACGAACTCTCTCACTACCAGCAGTTTCTATAGTAAATGTATCAGCAGCAGGGAATCTAATCGCAGTATTGGTATCTCCAGTATGAATGATTTTATCTGATATGGATACATCACCAGATACTGTTAATGACCCTAATGTTCCAACTGATGTGATGTTTGTTTGTGCGGCAGTTTGTAGTGTTCCAGTTAGATCTGTTGCTGTAATACTATCAATACCACTTATATTAGTAGAGGTATCACCAACAATATCACCATTAGCAGTTATATCACCAGATACTGTTAATGACCCTAATGTTCCAACACTAGTGAGTGAAGATCCAGTGACTCCTGTTCCAAGTGTAGTTGCACTTAAAACTGAAGTATTGTCAATTTTATATTCTTTTCCAGATGCTAAATTTAAATTTTCAGAAGATCCTAAATTATCTCCTGTTGCCTCAAAATTAAACGTCTTATTTCCATCTCCAGATACAATTGTAATACCACCACCATCAGCAGCAGCATCATTTGTTGCACCTGTACCCAACTCAATATTCTTATCATCCACAGTCATCGTGGTTGAATTCACAGTTGTGGTCGTTCCATCAATTTGGAGATCACCAGCAATTACAACTGTGCCTGTATTATCACCTACAGCAGCAGGGTCAATGGTTAAAGTTGCAGGACCACTAATTGTATTTGTAGATATATTAATCCCGGTTCCACTTGCTCCAGTTGATAATGCTGTTGCTGATGCTGTTCCGGTTACAGTTAACTTTTATGTTGGGTGAGTATTTCCAATACGAACATTACCAGCAAAATAGTTAGTGGCATCACGCCATTCTTGATAAATTCCCCAGTTGTTTGTAACTGTTAGTCCAGTACTAGCATTTGGTGGTCTTAATCTCAACCCATACAGGTTGGTGATAGTTGCGTTTAATGTTCCAGTGCTACCTGTTGTCCCCCAATACTGAGATGTATCGTAATAACTAGCATTTGTTATATTTACTGTTTTTGTTCCTGCACTGTTATTACTGATTCTAAGCAGAGGAGAATAGGAGTAATAATTTGTAATATTTACATTTGATGTGCCAACAGGGCTGAGCGATAAAGATGGACTATTGACATTGGCAATAGACTGAGTTCCCCCATCGGGTGGAGATAGGGCTATTGAATTTGCACCAAAGTATGAGCTACTTCTACCATTTGCGTTGATTCCTGCATAGTAAAAACCATCAGCAAAACTAACATACTGTTTACATGTATTTGCGTCTGTCCAATCAAAAGATTGACTAAAACCAGCAAAATATAATCGTTCAATATCACTGGTTGTTCCTGCACTCTTTGTATATATTCTCTTATCAGCAGTTACAAAGTTATATCCGCCAGGAGTTGAGGCGTCAACTGTTTGTGTTGTGCCTAACTCTAGGTTTATATTAGTGCCAGCAATTACATTAAAACTACTACTGGTTGGATAAGTTTTTGTAGTAGTATCAGAAAGTAAAATTCCTCCAGTGTCTAATGTTGTTGCGATTGATATACCTTCTACATGAAGTTTTGCACTTGGACTAGCAGTTCCGATCCCTACATCACCATCAGAAGTTATACGAAGTTTTTCTGATGTACCAACACCAAATAATAAATTACCGGTCGAAGTACCTCTCAATACAGTATCATTATCTACGGCAGTATTTACAAAATTACTAGAAGCCGTTGCTTGACCGAGCATCGTCCTATCATTGTCAGATGCATCAGTATTATCTGCACTCAATCTAATCTGAGGTGCTGTTGTATTAGTTACAAGTAATGTTCCAGTATCTACATGTAATTTTTCTTGTGGGGAACTAATTCCAACACCAACATTTTCATTAGTTCCAAATGGTGCTAATGAAATTGTGCCATTTGCATCTACGTCAATAGAGGGGATACCAGAAACATCATTAACAGAGAAAATACTTCCAGAGGTAAGATTATTTGTAACAGAAAATAATTGACCAGCAGAACCTTGAATTTCAAATGCAGTTGTGCCAGAACCAATATCAATATCAACTTTACCGGTAAGATCTGTATTACCAATAGCAGTTAATACTGTATCTGATTCGGTGATACTAGAAACACCAATATTAAAATTTCTTACCCGATTAGAAAGATATTTTGCCATTTTAGTTAAGTGTCTCCAAGATAGAAATTACTGCTTCTAATGTAGTTGCTTCTCCAGTTAAAACTAACTGATCTCCAGATTGTAGAAATAACTTACCCTCTATCAAATTTGCAGAGTCTTTACTACTAATTGGAAAATCTGTGACAATACTTGTATCAGAAGCACTTCTTCTATGCTCTAATGTAATTTTGAGTGTTCCCGTAGTAGGATTTGATATATTTGCTAGCAATACAATACCAGTATAACCGGTAGGAGTTGTGTACACAACTCCTGCTGAAGTAGCAACTGATGGTGTAATTGTTTTGTATACGTTTAATTTTAATGCCATGGGTTAACCTCCTAGTGCGATGATATATGGTGTTACTTGAGAGAATAGACTTTGTGAATATGATTGACCAGAGATTCTTCCCAGAGCTTGATCTATAACTACTCCATCACCAATTTTAAAGTTTCCAGACTCATTGGTACTTGTAAATACCACTAATCCACCAGTTTGACTGATAGTTTCATTTTCTGGAATTGGAATTCCACCAGTTTGTGGAAGAGCAGTATTAATATTAGTACCTGATCCTATATACTGAAATGAATGACTTGATGCTAAAAGTCTGCTTTGTTTGTAAAAATTAGCAACACTACTAGTGGTTAATGCAATAGGAACTTCATTTGCAAACGTGATATCATATACATCGGTAGATGATTCAAGTGTTGACTCTACAATGAAATATGAAGGAACTAATTCACCAGTTGCTGTTGCTGTAGTTCCAGAAGTTGGTGCCGCGATTGTTGGGTTTGCTATTGTAGACCCATAACCTCTACCACTAGAAGTGACAATAATACCAGTTACTACTCCAGTGTTTGATACCTCTGCGATTGCTTCAGCATCAATACCCCAACTTTCTGGAGAACTTGCAATTGTAACTGCAGGAGGATTAGAAGAGTCATATCCACTACCACCATTAGTGATATTAATTCTTACAACTTCGTAATATAATGTATCAAAGAAAACTACTTGACCTGTAAATGGACGAATTGCTTCTATCTCAGCAGTTCCTCCAGAAACATACGTATGAGCAATCGTAGATGTTCCTACATTTACAGTAAATTGTGTAGTGGATGGTGTAGATTCAACTTTAAAGACATATCCATAATTACCTGATGGGAATGCAGCACTTCCACTTGGACTTGTGCAACTAAAAGTTAAATTTTCAATTTTTACATCCATTCCAACATCAAATCCATGTGCTGCAGATGTGGTGACAGTCAATACTCCAGTAGTATTTGCATAAGTTGCTGTGGAAACACTTTTTTGAGTAGTTGCAATATTTACTCTAATTGTATTATCCCCAGCACTTGATGCCTGTGATACTGTACCTGTATATTTTTTAGGACTCACTCCAGTGGCAACTAAACCTTTGTTTCCAAAAGATGAATTTGAGTTTGTTAGATCACAACACCCACCATTTATACACTCAACTGCAACATCATTACAAATGGTAAACATAGAAACTAATTGAGCATATCCTTCATTGCTAATTTTACAACCATGACCACCAGAGTTAAATTGTGTAAAACTATCAACTACCATAGATTTAATGTCTCCTATGGCATCATCTCCATCAATATTAAGACCAGTAGATCCGTTAATAAAATTAGTACAATTTTGAATATATGGTGACTGATCAATAAATGGTGGATCGGAAGGATTGAATGAAATTACATCACCATTATTAGAAGATGAAGAATTAAAAGACAAATCAGAAATATAACAACCGTTATTCACATAGATAAAATCTGTATTTGCATTTTGTGGTTTGAGTGTAACTTCTCTTAAACTACTACCAACAATTGATGTTTGTGCTGGCATGATCAGTGGGTTATCTTCTGTGTATTCTCCGGGATAAACTCTAACCACTGTGTCTGGAGTTGCTACTGATAATGCAGATTTGATTGTAGTTTTTGCTGTCCCTAACGTAGTGCCAGTATTTGTGTCATCTCCATCTTTACTTACATATATGATATTACTTTCAGGGGCAGTTATAGCAATTGATGAACTTTGTGCGCCTGTTAACTCTACAGAAACATTTTGTCTTAAATCTATAAGATTTACCAGACGTGCTTTTGGGGCGTTAGTATAGGTACTATTTGCTTGAAATATTAATTTGAATAAAGGTCTTACATCATTACGAGGAAATTTTGGAGCATTTGTGGCATCATCATTACCAAGATCTAAATCTTCAAACTCTGCCTTCATTGCATCCCCTTCGGTTGCATAATTTCCCTGCCCTTGAATAGAAACTATAGGAGCATCAATATCAGAAGTAGCAATTATAAAATAAACACCAAAATTCCCACTACTTACTTGAGCAGAAGACCAAGAAGCACCAGAAACATTATATTCAATAAGATTACCTGTAGAAAACTTTACCGGATATGAAGTAGCAGCAGTTCTGGTCCATTGACCACCTGTTCCATTTCTATATAAAATTGGAAATTCGCCAGCATTAGTTATAATCTGTTCAAATAAATTTGATGGAGATGCAGAATGACTTATTGATATTTTATAATCTTCATTATAAAATATTCCACTATCGCCTAAACCAAATTGTGCATGACTATTTGTATTGCCATCACCAGTGGTAGAATAAGTTACTGCAGTAAATCCAGAAGCAACTACTGCACCTCTAGTTTTTTGTAGATATTCGTGCGTTTGCCAATCTAATGCAATCCCATGTCTAGTATCAAAAACAAAACTGGCAGCACTACCATTCCAATATAAAATTGCAGTCGGAACTTCATTCTTATAGTCTATATCTGCTGAACTTGCTGCCTTGTTTTGTAAAACTCCATTACCATCAAAATACACATAGTACAACCCATTTGTATTTGCTATTGTAGTTGTTTGTGCTGAGGTAAATACAAATCTAATTCCTTGACACCAAACATCAAATCTAGATGATGTTGGTGCAATTGAAAATACTCTAGTAGCATTTGTAAACGATATAGTACTTTCTGAGACATCATTATGCCCCATAGGTTCATTTGCTTCAAGAGGTGCAGTGACATCTACAATTCTTTCTGTGCCACTTTGATTTCTCTTTAAAAATATTTTGCCATCATGAGTATTAATTGCTACTTCGCCTAATTCTAATTGCGAAGTAGTTGGAATATTTCCACTCGTAGATGAACGCCTCAGGCGTATCTTTGGTGCTGCCATTTTAATTACCTATGTAGGTTAATACACCCCGGCATCTCTTTCTGTATTTACAGATTTTTTACGAGATGCGGGTTTTTCTTTTTGAATTACATCCACTTTATTTAAAGCAGCAGTAAGTTCGTTATCATATATTTTTAATTTTGCTTTCAATGCAATCACTTGACTTTGATAAGAATGCAACTCAGTAGTCATAATTTCAACAAGAGTTGCATAATCTACTTGAATATCATTCATAAAATTAATTCATTCTATATTATTTATCAATATGTTCCAGCATCAACTACTAGGTTCTGGAGGTACCTTCCAGCGGTTGCACCATCAGGAGCATCACCACCAGCAAGATAACTAATAACTGCTTCATCAGTTCCAGCAGTATCTGTTACCTTATAAGCAAGTGATAAGAAAGCAACTGGTGTTGGAGCAGCATCACTGCCACTACCAGCAATAGCAGTAGTACCAGCAACGAATAAATCCGCTCCTTCGTCATAACCAATGAATACATTGTCTAATGAACCACGATTAAGAATCAGACCAGAATCTGAAGTAGGAGCAACACTAGGACCAAGCCCCTGTTGCAGTTCAAGGATAGCATCTGTTACTGTCGTATTTGTTGTATTGACAGTAGTAGTTGTTCCATTAACTGTTAGGTTACCTTGGATCGTAACAGTAGCTCCATTATCAGAAATAGAGCTATTTACTAATTGTGTATTACCATCATCCCATTTAAGGACTGTATTTGTGGTCAAGTTTGCAGCATTTTTAAATGCTAAATCAACTGTTTGTCCTTCACTAGCAGAAGAAGTTTTAGTAAGACCTTCACCTGCAGTCACATTACCGACATAATTGCCAGTGGTATCTGTACCAAGTGCAACAGAGTTTGCTTGAATTGTTGCAACACCAGCACTAGTAACTGTAACATCACCAGAAACTTTTGCAAATGTATAATCAGTAACCGTGGTTAGTGCTGCCTTGCGATTGGTTCCACCGCCACCATCATCAACAATGATTAAATCTGCATCAGCAAGTGAAGTAGTTGCAGTACCACCATCAATATCTAATGCAGAAATAGCAACTTTGTCTGCTGTTGAAATTGTTGCTAACTTAGTATCAACAATACCAGCACTAGCATTGATATCTGCATTAACAATCGTACCATTCGCAATCATGGTACTCGTAACAGTACCACTATCACCAGTTGTTACAACTGTACCAGTAGTTGCTGGAAGTGTAATTGTAGTAGTTCCTGCTGCCGCTGCAGTTACTAAAGTTACAGTACCAGAGGTTGAACCTGCAATGTCAATACCAGTAGAACCAACACTAACAGAACCAGATACACTTAAAATATCGCTATTTGGATTGTATGAAAGTTCTCCATCTGTAAATACTGTCTCTAATGCTGCACTGCCATTATTACTATTTACAAAAGTTAAGAAAAAAGATGAATCAGTATTAGTATTTTGAGTATTAACTTCTGCTCCAGCAACAGATGGAGCAAATGAAAGAACTTCTGATGCTTGATCATATTCAAGTAAGTATGCACCAGCAGATCCTGGTTTTGCTGCAGGAAGGGTCAGATCATATGATGCAGTTACACTTGCAGGTGCTTTAATATCAATTGTATTTGATCCATTATTAGTGCCCTCTTCTAAGGTTACTATACCGCCAACAGTTGCAGTATTTGCAGTTAGAAATTCATCTACTCTTGAAGTATATGAGGTTCCGCCAACATGAATAAAAGTACTAGCACTATCTGCAATATAAAAATTATCACCAGTAGTATCTACAAATGGTTCACCCGCAAGTGCATTAGTAACGTTACCTTCTGGGGTAGTTGATCCTCTTTTTAATCGTAATCTTGGTGCCGCCATTACTCTACCTTCTATATTTTAGTAATTAACTATATATATATTTATAATTAATAAGTCCCATAATCTATAGCATTGTCACCTAGTTGAACAGGATCATCGCTATCAGATCTATCCACAACTTCAAATGGAGGCACATATTCGTGAATACCTCTTGAATCATTCCACATTAATACATAACCTTCTTTTTTATTTGTCTGATCTATGTCATCAAGATCTGCTAAATTACCTGGGTACTGATTAAAACCAACATCTACTAATCTTTTAGATGTTTTTGGTAGTCCAACTTGATAACTACTAGTACTTAAACTAACTTGATATTTTACTGTCATAATACTGACCCTTTAACAGTTACTATTCCATCTATAACTTTTTCGGTTAGTGGAGGAGCATTTTTTGTTATTCTAATATTATATACATATCTTCCTTCTGGAATATCTTGTGTTTTGGTAACAAGTTGTCCTCCAACGGCAGGGATGGTCAACTGTATTAATCCTGTTGACGGATCTATGATAGTTGGATTTAAATTATACTGTGTTGATGTATTAGTATAATTTTTTGCCATTTTTGCTTCTACACTATAACTAGATAAATTTATAAAAGTGCCAAAAGAATTCCTTAAATTAAAAGTTACTTCAAAGGTATCCCCTTGTTCAATTACCAAATTAATAGGTACTGCAGACATGTGTAAATATCCTCTTGTTTATATTTATAAGAATGTGAAAAAGAAGATATAAAAATCTTTAGTAATTAGTATCACTTACTAGTTTAAGTAATAGGTTTTTAATTTCTGAGACATCTTCTTTTAATTTTTGTACTTCTTCGCGAGTAGAATTTAATTTATCTCTATCAGTTTGCAATTTATTTCTAGTTGCAATATATTTTTCAAATTCTGTTTCATTTACATTAATAATTGCACCAGTTTTAGGGTCTCTGGCAAAATTGTTATGACCCTCTACTGGAATTAGGCTAGTGCTATGCATCTTAAATCTTTAATAATTGGAATATCACAGGCATTATTAGATCTCATTCTAAGTTTAATTGAATACTGGGTGAAAGTATTATTGTTTGTCAAACTAGTTTCATATTCATAGTCAGCAAAATCAACTTCAGATTTTCTATTAGCATATGTTGATGGATTTGGAATTTGCTCCCATTCAATTTTATTTGGATCTTCCTCATCACCGGTAAGTAATTTAACATAAACATCAAAGTTTGTGTTAGAGTTATTAAATGCAGAAAGAATAACTTTCAAAGAAGTACACTCTTGAGCAAGAGTAACAAGTTTAGTAATATAAATTGCAGAATTAAAATCTTCTTCTGCAGATTCACCGATAGTATAATTGGCACTTAAGTTATCTGCAAAAAATGCACTTCGAGTGGATCCATCAAAATTATCAATTCTATTATTTGTAGTAATTAAACTAACTCTATCTGTATCAATTACAGGACTCAAATTGTCGGATTCACTACTTAATTTAATTCTAAAATCAAACGAATTAGCATTAGACATTTGCCTCTGTTCATTAATCGAAGATGCAATCACTTTTGGTCGATTTACGTAATTATTTTCATTAATACGAACTTGCTTGTAATTTGAATCTTTTTTATATGAATCTCTATACCAATTTTTTACATTTGGAGTGGGTAAAGAATATTCACCATCTCCGATTGAAGTTCCTGAAGTTCCTTTAAATTTACTAACAACAGATGTTCCTGGAAGTTCTTTAAATGCAATTGTAGGCATAAATGATGTGTACTGTAAGTTAGTACTTGCAGTTACTTCATCCCCACCAAAAGTTACATTATCATCATCAATATTTCTTCTATAAGAATTAAAATCAAGTTGATAACTATCAAGAGTAATAAATTTTAAATTTTGATGAATTTTGTTAATCAAAGTAAGTGGGATACCATTTTTAACATACAATTCTACTTCCCACTCATCATTACTTTTGAATCCACCTGAAGGTACATTATCTTCAGTAATTTTTGAAAGTAATGGAATGTCAAATTTACCTGAAGTTACAGGACCAACTGCAGTAGGATCGTAAGAATAGACATATCCTCCAATAGAAATATAACCTGGATTTACAGCACTTGGAGTTGCTCCAAGAATACCATTTCTAGTAGGACTAGAACCAGAGTCAAAGATCATTTCTGGTGATCCCGCAGTAAATAGGGTTCTAACTGCACTAGATCCAGACGTATCTGTTAATGAAATTACCTGAGCAGTTGAACCACTCCAATTCTCATGAAGAGATGTTTGAATACCACTAGAAACACCTCTAAGTTCTACAAAAGAGGACTCGTCATGAAGACCATGATTTTTATGATTGACTTTTAGATATCCGCGTGATGTGCCACTCTCATTAACGGTAAGTTCGATAGGATCTTCTCTAAGTTCTCTATAGAAAAGGTTTCCACTATTATCAGCAACAAAATCAATTGTTGGAGTTTCATTTGTTTTAAATTTACATCTAAAGATCTTGAACTTCATATCCTGATATTCAGCAGTAGTCCAAGTAGATGCATTTTGAGATTTAAACAAAACACCTGCATAGGGTTGTTTGGAGATTCTTTCACCATTCAAATCATCTCTACCCATCTCAGACAACCAAACATTATATTCAACTGAAGATGTTAAGAGTACAAAACAATACTCTTTTCTTTCTGCCAAGTAAACAGGAGTTTCAAATACAAAAGTGGTATTTGTTTTAGCATCATCAGATAGATTGACATCAGAAGAATCTTTGTTTTCGGTAGCAAGAACTGTTGGAGATGGATAACCATTCACCATTTCACGAATTTGCATTGTTACTGGAAGATTGGAATCTTTGGTTCTAAAATACACGTCAATTTTAGAAATAAAACATCCACCTTGCTCTTCAACTAAGAATGATTGTGCAAGAGGGTCAAACCAACCACCTGTCCTAGTACTAGTTCTACTAGAAGAAATAATTCTACTATCAGTTACAACATCCCTAGTAACATCTGCATTTCTAACGAGAAGCGTATCTTGCTGCTTTGTAAGAATTGTTCCTCTTGCACTATAAGTATTTTCAGCAGAACTATCAACAACGCCAGGAATCATAGAGTTGGTAGGACTATCTGTAAATCTAACTACAGAATCTCCTGTCTTCCACCTAGGATTGCCATCGCCTGAGGGATCTGGAATAAAAGTGCTAGTACGTAAATTGCCTTTTTCATCTGCGATAAAGTGTTTTTTAGTGACCTTTGCAGTTGCACCAGATGTAAGACCAATAATGATATCACCTTCAATTAGGTAACCACCATAATTTGATCCTGATAATTGTTGCATAGATGCAATATTTAAATTCAGGAATGTTGAAGAGGTATTATAATCGTTAATAGTAATAGGATTTCCTGTATATGGATCTACACTATAAGGTTTGTTAAGTTTAGCAATTCCACCTTTCGGTCCACCTAACCTACATCTAAATTTTCTACCTCTTCTTCTTCCTGAAAGTGCAATATCTTCATTTTTATCAAAAGCAGTGCTACTACGCATTTCAATTTCAATAATTTTTGGAGTGGTATACGTAGAAATATTTCTACCTTCCATAAATGCATATACTCTTACATTTGGTTTTAATCTATATGCAGTTGCTGAGAAGTTTCTAGATCTCTTCCATCTGGAGAACGTAGTGTCTACGACTCTATCGCCAAGAACTCTTCTATCTTGTCTTGGTGTAACTCTCGTTCTAATTCCAGTTCTAGATTGACCAGTTCTAGTAGAAGTAGTAGTTGTTCTAATATTTCTAATCCATGGATTTCGATTTCTTCTTTCCCTACTAGTGCTAGATGAACTACTAGTGCTAGACCATTGAGTTCTCCATGCATTCCATTGTACTGGAGCAAATCCAGTATTTGGATCAGCACCCATTTGCATTAATGTTGCTGTAAAATCACCTTCAACTGGTGTAAGAGTTTCGGGCAATCTTTTCTCATCAATCCAGTCATCAGATGCTGGAAATATATTCATTAAACCTACCCAAGACACAACAGCAAATGGGTTTACATTTTCAGAAACTGCAGCATAAGGTTGTTCAACTAACAATTTGTCAGTATAATCAAGCATTAAGAGATCACCCTTAATGTAATTAGTTGGTTCTTCCTTATAAACTAAAGATACATTAGTTGTATAATGTTGAGGTCTAAGTTCTCCATATGCAGAATCAATAGCACAATTATAGTTTGGATGTACTGGATCGCCAATATCATGTGATGTGAAATTGTCAACAAGGAATCCATTCTTTAAACGGTTTAATCCGTTAGCATCACTAATAAACAAATTAGCAGTATCACTCTCAAGTAAACTTAATTGAGTATAATATTCAACGTTATCAATTCTATCCTCTAGTTTACCAATATCTTTCATGGTATAACGTCTATTAGTAGACCTTTTAAACGTTACCTTATTAAGATTTCTGACATATGCAGGCATGGTAATTTGACCAACCTTCATAGCATTTGCTAAAGATTCTTCAGGTTCTTCGGGCACTAATGATGGAATACCTTGCTTATTAATAAATTTACCATTTTTGTCTAGGTAAAGATCGTCAATTCTACCTAAGTAATATTCAATGTCTCCATCAGTAGTTCCTGATGGTGTGAGATATGAATTAAAATTATAGTTTCTATTTTCAAAATCTTCTAAAGTTGTAGATGCTGCAATGTCAGATGCATTGATAGCGAATGGACTATCGTAGGATCCATCATTAGAAAGAATATTTGATTGATTAGTTCTCCAATCAATCAAGTTACTGAGATAAATTCTCTCCCCTCTAATAGGGTAGTAAGGAATTGCTTTATAATCTGCATCATAATAAGAATTGACTGTATAAAATTTACCCGGCACTTCATCTTTGAACCAATCTAATACAACCCATAGGGTCCCAGTTGTTTTACTGACAGAAGATCTTTTCTTTAAGTATGACCAATTAAATGACTGGGCACTTTGACCATCCCTAAACTTATATCTTTTTTTAATGTTGATGGCACCATTATTATCAACAGAATCAATTGTTCTAACAAGACCTGTTTCTTTTGATTTAATATCTTCCGTTACTACAAATCTAATTTTTCCAATGTAAGTAAAATTAACAGTAGTTCCATTTTGCCTTAAAATACGTGCTTTAGCACCACTACTCACACCTTCAATAATAGCACCAACCTCAAATGTTTCGTTACCACTTTTTAAAGTGAGTTTTGGAATTGCCTCTTCTATAGTGTCTGCATTATAAATTGCATGAACTTTACATACACGTGTTAAACCTAGACGAAGAATTTCAGCATCAACATCATACTTGCTGCCAGAAAGATTTTCTAATTTAAGAATTCTCATCTTCTGTAAAGAAGATAAAGTAACATTAGGTTCACTAATTTTTTGAGGACCAATTAAAGTAAATGCTACATTACCACTACCAGATCTTCCAGTAACAGTAGCAGTTAAAGTACCGGCAGTAACAGAATTAATTGTTAGTGCTAATGTTTCCGTATTTTCACCAGACAATCTGATAGTATAATCACCGGCAGATGTTGAATAATATTCCCCATCAACTGAAATATCATTTCCAGTAGTAGTGCCGGTGTAATGAGTCAGTACATCTTGTACTTTAAGATCAGTAATTGCCTTAATATCATTATCTCCATATACCTCAAAGAATGATGGACTAAATTGACCAGTAATTTTGCTAGCACCTGCCTGAACAGTTAAATTATAATCATTGCCTGTTGCTGCACCAACTCCTAAAATAGTTACATCTTTTATTTTCTTACTTGCTGTAGTAATGACAATATTTGACAAACTAATATAATTGTCACTACTATTTTGGACATAATTAATTAAACTTGCATATCCAATAACAGTAGATGCATCTTCTTTTAAATATATTGTTCTATTGACATCACCAAGAACTGATGAAAGATCTGGTTGTGAAACCTTCAGAGTAGGTTCCAAATTAAATCTAACACCTCTACCATCTGTAGAAATAGTTCTATTATTTTGTTCCTCTGTAGTTCTTGGTTTTTCAATATCTACATAGGTGTTTGCAATAGTTTCAATTTCATATCCACGAACATAAGATTTGCCAGGAGAAGCAACAATTTCAAATAGATCATCCGACGCCAATACATCATTATCAGTTTGCTGATTAATTTCAAATACCCCATTATTTCTACCATTGTCTAAACATTCTTGAGTAGAGAACTCATATGGAGTTACTTCATAATCTCCAGATTCATCAAAAGTTCTCCTAGCAAGGGTATCTTCTAAAGTAGCAGCAATTTGTGCTTTAGAAGTACTTACAATTTCTTGACACTTACCTTCTTCAAGTTTAAGCAGTTCAATAAAATTGATAACAGTAGTATCATCTAATGCTTTTTTAGTTAATATTGTTCTAAATTTTAATCTATGTGCTCCAGGAGCAGAATAGTTAGAGTATCCCTGTGAGGGATCATTTAAAGAATTATCAAGTTCTGGAGTGATAATTTCTTCTAAAACTTGTAGTCCAACTCTATATGATGGTGTTACACCAAATTGATCCAGAACGACTTCTTGCTCAGGTACAGTTACAAAATTACCTTTAATGAAATAAATACCTGCAGTAATTTTTGCTGAAGATCCTACAAAAGTTGATTGTGAAGTAACACATTTAGCAAAGTCAGTATTTTCCTGAATTACAGTTGTTCCTAAAGAAAAAGTTTCTTCCGTCAGGAGAATTTCATCATCTTCAAATGTGGTATATTGAACACCATCTGCATTAGTATTGCCAGCATTGATATATTTAATATAAAGAGTTGTTTTACCTTTTTCAGATTGATCTGAAGATAAGGCGTTAACAATTTTTGCTTTTACTCCAGAAGTATTTCCTCTAATAGTTTTACCAACAACAACAGGAGTTCCGTCTGTATTTTTATTGGAAACTAAAGCATTCGACTGAATGCCAAAATATTCATCTTCAATTAAAAGAGCATTGTATTTTAAGTCATACCCAACTTGACCAGGAATGACCATCGCGCCATCCTTGTAGATACTAGAACCAAACTTTTCAATCTGATCCTGTAGGATGGATTGTAAAGTAGTTAATTCTCTTGCCTGAAGAGGAAATCCAGGACGAAATAGTACTTTATGAAAATTATCGTCAGAATTGAAATCCTCAAAGTAGGGAGGAGTATTCAGATTAGTTGACTGGGGCATCTTTTAGAACTCTAAAATAATTTTGAAATCTTCGGTCTGATCGTCTGCTCTGGAAATTTTATTCCTATTATCTATGTAGATGATATCTCCAGACCCTCTAATTAATTGAGGGGCAGATACTGCATTGGCAGAATCTACAATTGATCCACTTGTAATTGACTCAATTGCAATATTATCATTTCTCTCAAAAGGTGTTCTCACACCTCTTGAATCCAATCCAGAATTGTAAATATTTTCTTGCAGGAAATAAATTCTTCGGGTAACACCATCATCTTCATACTGGACAACAGTTCCAGTTGCTTTTGGAACATCAGCGTTCCCACCAGTAACTCTAATTAGTTTATCTTCTAAACTACTAGGTTCAGTGATATTAGGAAGTTCAGCATCTAATGTTAATACATGAGTGCCAATCGCTGTACTTGTCGGATTTCCTGTAAATTGTGGATTTAAAATTACTCCAACAACTGTAAAATCATTCTTAAATACAAAATCATCTGGTTCTAATCTAGCATGAAGAGCAATTCGATTTGCACCAAGTTCTTTTGCAAAATCAACAGCAATTCCTTCCTTTGTTGAAATAATTGGCGTCAGATCTGCACCAGTTCCAGTTCCTGCTTGCTCACCATTTTGAGAATTTACTACAACCGTAGAATTAATTTGACCATATGTATAAGAAGTTCCTGGATTAATAATTTTAACTCCAGTAACTCCTCCATTAGTAGCGTCTACTGTAGTTACTCTTACTTGAGCATTTGTACCATCACCAATTACATTAAATATATCGCCAGTACTGTAACCACCACCCGGTGTTTTAATGTCTACTTTATAAATTGCTCCACCATAGTTACTACTAGCATTAATTCTATTAGTAACTTCTGAAATTTCTGGAACAGGAATATACTCATCACTTTTAAATTTTTCAAAATCACTTGCATTAACAGTAAACATATACTTCCAAGTATATCCATCACCAAGTATAAATGGTGATGGTGAAGTAGATGAAGGTTCTACCGTTGAGGAAGAATTATTAGCATTATCTAAACACTTATAAACTTTATATTCAGAAGTAACCACATAATGATTGGTTTCATAAAGTTTTGCTTCATTAGAAATACCTGTCTGGTATACAATAGTGTTTCCCTGATTTTGAGTTCTATCTATAACAGAACCGTAATCATGTCTATAATAATCGTATAGTTTTCCACTCACCCATTTATTATTTCTAATTACCTGCCTCACTTCGGAAGGTGGAACTTTTTTTAATCCAATAATATAATCAAAAATTTCAAATTCAGTTTCCAGATTATCTACAGGATTTTCTGGCGTGTTGACTTCATTACCATCATTATCTTCCCAAGGTCTAGGTCTTGCAAAAAATAACCACAGTCCACTTTTACTGGAATCATCTTCATCCAATGTGATACGTTCTTTAAACCTTTCGGCAAGTAGAACCCTAAATTTATCAGTAAGTATCGCTGCCATCGCTTGAAAGGTTTCCTTTTATTTATAGGGGTTAGAAATCATATATAAAATCATCATTGTATGACAATGATTGATATTTAATCATTAAATCATCTTCCTCTACTTGATAACTAATATTTTTTGCGGTAGTGATAGTACCTTGAGCGTTATCAGTTGCATAGGTTGTGATTGGAATTTGTGAATCATCAAGTTTTACATATAAGTATCTAGTGTTGCCAGCACCAGGGAGAGTTTCATCAGAGGTATAGTTAATTATTTTTGCGGTGTTATTAGCATTGTTATAATAGATTGTATCATCAATTTGACTAATTTTTAATCGTACATTATTAAATCCATCAAGTCCAACAATCTGACCATCAATATAATCAGATCCTCTATTTACAACAGTTGCAGATGTTACAACACCAGCAGATACTGTAACATTAACAGTACAACCTGTGCCAGGACTATCCATATCAGATCCTAGTGTATATAAAAATCCACTTCCATTTGAAATACCAGCACTCAAAGTATCACCCTCACTATAACTATTAGATCCAGTAGAAATAATAGTTACTTTAGTAACGGAACCATTAGTAACTTCAATATTTGCTCTCGCACCATTACCACTTCCTCCAGTTAACTGACGATTATTATATACTCCATCATCATAACCAAGACCGCCAGTAATTGTAGAATTCATTGACAAATTCTGCAATGATAAAATATTTACATTAGATGAAGTTTCATTTGGAAAACCAGTTCCTTGCTCCGCAATGGATAAAGAACCCACTTCACCAGAACTTACTGTAACTAATACTTCATATGTTTCACCAGATGCAGATGAATCTAACCTAATAATTTGATCATATTTTAAATCAAAACCAACAGTTAAATTGCCAACGCTATCAACATCTTTACCTGAAAATCTATGAGTACCTGTTTCAGTGGATGTTATATTTACATAAATTTCATTATCCAAATTATATTTATTAGTTGCTAATTTAATTTTATGCTGATCAACAACATAAACGTAATATTCCAAACCAGTAACTAATGGAGTATGATCAGTATTTGTTTGATTACTGTAGGTGACAGTACCACCTGTAACTAAAGAATGACTATCATAAACACCAGTATTAGTCGTTAATTGGAAAGTATCATCAGAAACATTAATTTGTGATGGTGTAAAATCATAATTAGTTGTTTGATTGCTCTGTCTAGCACCAAAGGAAGAATAGATGCAATTTAATTTACGTTGAGGAAACTTATCATTTGCTGCTAATAGCACTGACAGGAATGAGTTAGCATCAGTAGTTGCAGGCAAATTGTCTGAGATATTTGAAATATCTATTAATTGAATTGGTGCAGTTAACAACGTTGATTGTGTAATAGGATATTGAGTTGCATCAATTCTTAAAATTTTAGATCGTAATGATCTTCTTACTCGTAAAGTTTCTCGCACATCAGCAGATTGAAGCAGATCAGTAAACCAATATCCTTGAGTGCCATCATTAAGTAGAGGTCTAGATGCATTAGGAATGGTATTAATTTGTCCGAAAGAAGATCCTACTGAAAGTTTATTAGCACTAACGATTAAGTTTACTTCTCTAGATCTTCTTTCATTTCCTTGTATGATAATATCTCCTCTTTCTACTGGAGGATCAATGTCAATTTCTTGAAAGTCATCATCAGAACCAATGTAAATATATCCTTCAAATGTAGCACCATTCTGTGGAGGTGCAGAATATTCAACAATACTACCAAATAATTTGTAAGAAACTAATGAATTTGGATATGCTGGAACCCTACCTGTTTCCTCGGTTGATGGTATTTGTAAAGATCCGTCAATAAAAATAATCAAGTTTGCGGAGATATTTGCTGCAGGTCTAGATTCAGCAATTACTGAGAATACCTCATCATTAGTAGGATTAATCAAGTTAAATGCTCGGTCAGTGCCGTTGAATAGACCAGACATATCTTTTAATGGTATTACCTCGCCCAGGTAGAAAACATTCAATGGTGCGCCTTCTGGAGGTGCTTCTGTGAAAGATAGAACCGAATATTCATTGGGTGCGGTGCCAGTTAAATTAATTACATAAGAATCATTTACACCTTTCTTCTGTAAAATACCATTAACGATAACAAAAATATCTTTGTCAGTTCCAATATTAACTGGTTCTCTATTTTCTTTAAGTGGGAAAACTGTTTTATCACCATCAAATCCTCTAGAAAAAGATTTAACTGTTAAAGTATACGGAGTGATTTTTTCCACCACTACACCATCAGGATGCAAAACTGCAGATGTACTCAGTTGAGAACGATCAACAGTTAAAGTATTTGTTGAGATATTAGTAATTTTTACAATCTCAACTTCATTAATCAGTAAGTAATCATTTGTAGTAAATCCAGAAGCATCATCTACAGTAATTTCAGTATCAGCAACAAGTACTGCGAAAGGTTCATTAGTTAATGTTTGGACTCCAGTTCTAATTGAAGAAACAATACCACTTTCAAGAACGTCATTATCAACAAATGCATCATCTCTATCTGCTTCAGTTGTTGCTATATTGATAAGAATAAGTTCTCTATGAATAAATTTAATCGTTCCACTAGTAGGAATATTATACAAAGGTAATGCAGAACTACTAATATTTGTTAAAGTAATTACATTGCCATTAATAGCAGTAATTTCTAATTCATCGTTATTTTCAGATGTTAATCCAAAAGCAGAATTAAATAATACTCTATCACCAACGTAAACTTTAAGTGTTGAAGAAATTGTTATATCTGTTGTTGCACCTGATGCTAAAGATCCAGAAGAACCTAAAGAGATGGATTTAATAATAACATTTTCATCTTTACGTTCAATAACTGCTGATGATGTTGCTGTATTAATATAATCACCAGTAACAAAATTATCAAACTCTTCTTTAACATGTATTTTACTAATACTTACATCATCAAATTGATAATTAGGTGTAGTTGTATTACCCTCTGGATCTAATCTTTCATATAAAAATCCAATAAACTGTCTACCAATTTCAGTTCTATCTGAAGCAACATTGGGTAAAATATACCTAAATGGTGGTTCAAAGAAACGAATCTTTCTGGCACCACTACTTCTAGTATTATACACGATATGTGGAGATTGAACTATACCTGAAATATCAACTACATACTGCTCTGGTTTAATTACAAAACCTGGGGGAATTTCTAATTGCCCATCTTCAATTTTATAAACGTATTTTGTGCCATTAATACCATGAGATAATTCAGACAACGATGCTCCATTTATATCAATAAGGACTATTAACGTATCATAATTAAATCCATAATTAAATAAAATATCTTTATTTGTATCTAATTCATAATCATCAGGAGAAATTATAATACCATCTACAAATACAAAGTAATCGTGTTTTGATGCAGGTCCTGATGTCTTATTTGGTAATACAATTGGAGTCCCAACACTAACATTTCCTGGAGTAAATACACCACCACTTCCCGTATAGAACTCATTCTTGATAAATGAATTAGATTGTCTTACTGAAATTTGTGTACCAATAGGTAATGCAATGGGAGTATTGGAAACATCATCATCAGTAAATGTAATTGTAGGAGTTCCACCTCCAGCACTAACTGCAAAGTTATCATTTCTCTGAACAATACCATCAACAAATACCAGGTATTCATCTTTATTAATTGATGTAAATACTCCTGCTGGCCAAACAGATCCGTCTGTCTGATTAAGATTAAATACACTACTACTAGCAATTGATGTTTGATTCATAGTGTAAATTGAATTTACCTCATTAAATTGTCTATATCTTATCAGTTCTCCATCCGGCATTGGATCGCCAGACAGTTGTTGTGTATAAAAATCAATTACTTTATCCGCATCAATAATTTCCCAAGAAGTTCCATATGTTTGAATAATATTATCCAAAAGAACAACCATTTGGTCAACTTCATAGTCAACTATGTAATTTGGACTTCCATTTTTAATTGGTGTTATTGGATCGATTACTTTAAGTTCAAATAAAGTTTCAATTCCATTAAATTGGTCAGATATATCTTCAAATACTCCAACAATTGATGTTTTGATGTTTAAAACATCAGTCAGTAATTTATTTTCAACAACAACAGAATCAAATCTGTTATTTTCATTTTTAGCAACTAAGAAATTATATTTTCTTCTTAATTGTGCTATTTCAGCAGAAGTTGTACCTATATTGACAATAGAATTGCCTTCTTTAATTAAATTCGTTTCATCATAATTAGTATCTTCAAGGTCCTTAGTTCTAAAGTTTTCATGGAGAATACTATCTTCTGGAGAACTTAAAATTTGAGTTTTAGAGAAAACTTTATAACCTGCAGGGTGCAGAGCGTTTTCATAGTTTTCTCGCCACTCTACAAATGGGGTTTGAACTCCAACTTGGTATGCAAATTTTTGATAACGATTACTATCTTGAATCTTAAGTGCATTTGATCCAATGAAAGATCCACCATCAATAAATTGTTTTTGTGTTTGTACAACAGCATCTAATTTTGCTGATGTTTCTACTGAGTAAATTTCACCAACAACACCAACTGCTAATGTATTTAATCCAATAATTTCATCGTCTTCTTTCAATTTAGTTGTAATTCCAGTAATTCTTAAAATAGAATTATTTTCTTGCCATCCATCAATAGTAGAAATTTCACCAGAACCAATAGTTGTTTCGATATTACCAGTAGATCTAATAATACTAACACGTTCACCATTGGAGAAAGGAGATTTCTTCATTATTGCAGTAAACTGGGCATTTCTTGCAAAATTAACTGCTTCATAATATATTCCTTGATTAATAATGATATTGGAAATATCCTCAGTCCAATATGCTTGATCTAATGGTAATAAATTAACAATACCATCCTGTGCTCTTGCTTTAAGTGAAACATTACCAAGGAATGCATAGAAAGTGTTACTTTCTATGAAACTGTAAACTTGATTTGCTTCATCGTTTGAATTTGCAAAATAGTATGCTCTAATTCTAAAAGGATCTCCTGCTTGGAAAAATTCTTTAAAATTGATATTAAAATTAATATCAGATCCAGAAATAGTACTAATATAATAATATTTTTCTGCCGTGACTGTTGGGGCAGAATTATATTTAATTCCTGAACTTAGTATGTTAATATTTGAAATAATTCTAGAATTAATTACTCCATCAAATTTTGCATGATTTGGACTATCATTTTGAAGACCACCACCAACAACTTTCATCCTAGGTGAAAATAAGTAATCATCTCCAGGATCATTAATTGTTAAAGATTCTATAGTAAAATTATTTTTTAATTTACTAATTACTGGAAAAATTAGTGTTGGTTTTTGAGTTGGATCTGGACTATATCCATATCCAGAATTAATTGATTTTACACTTTTAATTGTTCCAATTTTATCCGAAACTGCTTCTAAAATTGCTCCTTCCCCGCCTACAGTAGAAATAGAAGTAATTTGTGGAACTTGTTGATAGTTTACTCCATTATTAGTTAAAGTAACTCTCTCAATAGGTCCATCTGCATTTTTTGATGTGGTTGTATATGAAATTTTATTTAAATCATATTTATCGAAAAGATTGTCATCAGGGTCTGGATTAATTTTACTGTAAATTTCAAAAAAAGTAGATCCAGAATTAATTACATGATATGAACCATTAATTGGTTCAGATTTAATCATTAGTGGAATAACAGTAATCCCATCAGTATTAACATTTTTAACTTCCATATTAACTTTACTTAAATCTGAATCATCAGGTAATAATACAAATTGAGTTAATTTACCATCAATATTGAATTTTTTTTCAATGCCAACATCAAAATATTCTTTTTTTGTATCTGATCCTGGGGTAAAAAATCGTACTTCAATATTGTTATAATTTGGATTATTATATGATACGTTAAATTTATATGTTGAATTTTCGTATAAAGTAAGTCCATTAGGATAAGTTTCATTAAAATTATCACCAGTGGATAACTTTAACTGACCAGATGGTTGATATATGTCAAATGACTCTATATTTTCAGTAGATGCAGAAATAGTTACAAAATCATTAATAACTAATCCATTATCTGAAGAATTTAATTTAGTTACAATTCTATCTTCTTCATACTTTAGTGTTTCTGCTGTACTAAAAAATAATCTATTAACTTCAGTTCTAGGGTTATGATCTGCTAAAACAGTTTCTAGTGCCGTTCTTTCGACAATCAAAGTATGACTATATGTTGTAGCAGTTAAATTTACACCACTTACAATATTAGGAGGTGCATCATTAACATTTGTTCCAGAGTATGAACTATTAGTAGAAATATACGCAATTGGATTTGAAATATAATTTTCAGAACCTGGAGTAAATGTAATATCTGAAATATTACCATCGTTAATTGTCACTACTGTCGAAATATCTCCACCATTGTTTTGAATATATCCATTAAAATACAAATAATACTGTATTCCACTTTGAGTGCCTGTACTATCATTAATTTTTATAGCAACTACTTCATTGTTAATATTTTTTTGAATAACAGTATCAATAATTCTCATTTTTTCAGAATTAATTTCAATATAATCACCAACTGAAAATTTTGAACTATCGTATACAGGAAGTGAAGATAAAATTGTTACGGTTGAGTTATTATTATGGGAACTAGGTGTAGAATTAATACCTCTACTTACAAGTAATCTATTATTACCTTGAGTAGAAATAACCTTCATAATCTCAGTACCAACTTTAATATAAACTGGATTCCCTGAAGAATGAGTAAAATCACTAATAATTGAATTATTAAAGTTATCAATTAGGAATGTAGTTTGATTATTAGAAATTCCAGATGCTTCATTTAATGCAGCAAATTTTAATGAAGCAGTAACTACAGGTGCTGAAGCATCTGGACCTACAAGTTCTGATACTGATTGAGTATCAACTGTAAGTGTAGTGTTGTAAAAATTATCTCTATTATCTGGATTTGGAAGATTACCTAAAACATTAGAAAGATATAGATTTTGATTCTCACTATCAACTGAATGGATTGTAGCAGAAAATCCTTCTATAGTTTTAATTTGATCTCCAATATTAAAAGATCCTACATCACTTCTATATTCTAAGTAATCATAGGTTGCTTTTGTTACTGAACTAATTGTTTTTCCTTTAAGAACACTTACAAAACTTGCTGCTCCAAAACCACCAGTTCCTTCATTGTCAAAATTAACAATATCGCCAAATTTATATCCAAATCCTGAAGTGATAATATCAATAAAATCTAACGATGCTTCTGCTGAAGATGGAATAGACGCCACTTCAAAGAAACCAGGATCTATTGGTTTAGGTGCAATATTAGATCTGAAATCTAAATATCTTTTTAAATTAGGAATTGCTTCAAGGTTAAGGAATTGTTGATTGTTAAATTCTGTATAAACTTTACCTGAAAATTTAGGACCAATAAAATATGGAAATCCTTCACTACTTAGTGAATTTAAATTAACACTTGCGGTCATAAAATATGCATAAACACCGTTAGGATAGTCAGGTGTTTTACAATACCTACCATTATTTGAATCTAAATCTGCATTTTTAGAAGTCCATTTATAATCTTGCTCAAACTCTCCAATTGAATAGTCAGTGTTCAATCCACCACCATTACGATCTGTTTGTCTCTCAGGTTCAAGATTATTTTGAAATAGTAATTTATATCCACTCTTCATCTCAACAATAACAGAGTTATCGTCTAATGGATTTCTATATCCATAAGGACCATAAATTGGAGCACCATCTAATGCCCATCCAATGAGTGGAGAGTGAACTAAATTATTTTGAAGATTTACAGATTCTATTTCATTTGTTGATGGATCTTTAAGTTGAAGTTTAAATGGAGCAGCAATGATTGAATATTCACTTAAAAACGTTTCATTTCCTTGATCATCAGTTGTAATACCTTTTTGGGCATAATATGCTCCAAGATCAGTTCTAATCAAATTAGATAAATTTGGATTAGTATTATTAACCTTTGTGTAAAATTTAGCAGTAGTATTTAAAATAAGGTTCTCACCAGGTTCAAAAATTTCAATAATAGCATTAAGTTCATCGTAACCAATACCACCATTTAAAATTTTAATTCCCTGCACTTGCTTACTATTACTATCCCATTCTGCAAGTAAAACTGCACCAAAACCAGGGTTAGTAGAAGTATCAACAACTCTTATAACAGGACGAGAATTATATTGAGATCCACTAGTAATAATAGAAGCCGATGTAATAACACCATTATCGATACTAAGTATACCGGAAGCACCCAATCCTCGAACAATATCAGCAGATGGGTTAATTCTATATCCTTTACCAGGATTTACAATCGTAACATCGGTTACTGGACCACCAATTTGAAGTTCAATATCTGCAGCATTATCAATATTAAGTTCAGGTGTAATTTCAATGGTTGGAGATTTAGTATAACCTGTACCTGGATCAATAATTCTTACTTTAGTAATTTTTCCATCAACCACAATAGGAGACAGAACAGCATCTCTAAAATTATTTCCAGAATAAACTGTGTCGGAAAGGTCTCTAATGACGTTTATAAAAGTTGTATTTGCTGGGTATCCTACACCACCATTTTTAATATAAACTTCGCTTACGCGACCAGAAACGACCATTTCTGCTGTTGCTTGTTCACCTGACCATATAGAAACAACTTCTAATGAAATATCATCATCTTCAGTTAATCCGCCCACATCAGACCCATCAATAATAATATTAGTACCAGATTCATAATTATTTCCAGCTAAATTATCAACTACTTTAGCAGATAATACAGATCCAAAATTATCTCTAATAACTTTAAATCTAGCTTGAGTACCAACCGTAGAAAAACCATCTACCAAATATACTTGATTTGCTTGACTTAAAATAGTTGTAGATGAAACTATAGATACATCCCCAATTGCATCTATAAGGGGAGATTCAATCTTTAATTCTGGAGGATTGTCAATTGCAAAATTATCTCCACCGTTAACAATATTAATACTTTCTATTTTACCGTTAATAATACGCTCTTCACTCTTCCAATTATAAATATAACTTCCATCTCTAAGAATTCCAACAACATCATTTGGATTAGTTTCTTGCTGAAGAGTATCTACTGATTTATTAAATACTTTGGGAATTTTCTTAAAAATATTAGCATTAATAATTTTTAAATTATTATTTTCTAAAAATACTTGACCAGGATTAATGCTATAAAACGGGATACTAGAAGTATACACATAAACTGATTCAATATCAGTGTATACTTGAGTTATTCCAGCAACGATATTTTCATTTAATACAATTGGAGTTGTGTCGTTAAAAGTCCAACTAGTAACTAATAAATTAGTTTCATCTATTAAGTTAGTAACAAATCCTAAATCACCTTTTTGGTAATATGTGCTATTTTTAATAATTTCAAAATTACTAACACCAGCATATATGATAAAATATGAACCTTCAATAATATCTGAATCTAATTCTTTAACTCTTGCTAAGGTATTGACATCATAAACATAGTCATCTGTATTAATTAATAGAGTAGGATTTTCAGAAACTCTCAATATAAAATAATTAAAATGTTTATCATAATACGTAAACAATTTATTTCCAATTCTTAAAGTTCCTTCACGATCAAAATTAGAGGTTGAATCAACGTAAACATATGCAATATCATCAACTATACGAAATTGAGTAGTAACTTTTGTGAAATACGTTGGAATTAAATTCCTTCCATTAGAAATTTCAATTTCAAATACTTGACTTGCGAAAGAAAATACATTTTCAACTGTTTGTACTGGAAACTGGTGATTACCCTGTACTAAGATAGCTCCCCTATCTGCTAATAAACTTAAAGGGTAATTATCTAATGTTTCAATTCTTACAATTTCTTTATTTTGATATGTGGCATCAGAAGATGCCATTAAAAGATCTCTATAGTTTATAATATCAGCATTTTCTTGATATAAAAATTTAAAGTAGAATGAAATTGCTTTTGGAGTACCTTTAGAGATATAAAAATCTCTAATTTTTTTAATAATAGTATCTACATTAACAGTTTGAAGATTTTTCTCTAATGCTTGCTTTGGAAAATCAACAAGATACTGTTCTCTAATTTTTTCTAAAATATAGAGAGTATATGAAAATCCCTGATTATATACTTTAATATTATTACTAGCATTATAAGAATCGGCTACAGTAACAATATTTGGTAATAATACACCTTCAACACTAAGATCATTATACGTATAACCTCTAGTGCATCCTGAAAAAACTGTACGCTTCTGTCCATTAACAGTTTTTACTGATCTAGTTTTATATAAAATAACTTCGTCTTCAATTTTAAGCAATCCATCATTTGGAGGAAAATTTACATCTTCATCAACTTCAATTTCAGTATCATTAACATCGATAGATGCTGATAAAATTGCATATGGAGTTACCGACGTATAAGAGTCAATATTGATAAGTTTTTCAATATTTCCTAAAATATCCAAAGGATTACTATTCGTTTCTAAGAACGCATAGTACTCTTTAAGGAAAGATACAAATGTTGGATATTCCGAGGCAAAGTATTTAGATACTTGCCCGTCAATGGAACTCGATACTTTTAGATCGTTAAACATATTTAACTAGATACTGGAATTTGTCCTACGCCTGATGTTCTGTTGGCAGATGAGATTGTATCAAGGATTGAGGTTACTCGTATATCTTCTGGTTTAACAGAAATATAAAGATCACGCAATGCAATGATATCATTTGATTTTGGTATTATCGAGAAAGAGATAGTTTCAAGATTACCTACAACAGAATTAATATTGATAGCATTAATATTTATTTCACCCTTTTTATAGTCAATTGTACCGGCATTTTTAGACCAGTAAATCTTTTCACCTCCTGAAATTTTAAAAATTGCTAATCCAGAAACACCATATTTTTCAAAATAGTAAACATTAGTAGTATCTTCACCAGTAATTTTAAATCCACTAGAAATTAAATCTGTATCATCAGAAATTCTATTTCCATAACAAATTTCATATGAAGCAAACACATTTGACAAAACTGGCATATTTTTCTTTATTCTAATTTTAGTAATATTAGAAGTAATGCCTGGATCAGTAGAATCAATTTCTGCTACAAGTTTACTATATTTAAATTTACCATTAAATCTATCTAAATCATTATCTTCACCAAATTTTTGAATAACAATTCTAGAAACTTCAGCAATTTGTTGTGGTGTTCTTCTCGATTTACTATTATTGTAATAAACGTAAGAATCAACTTCTAAGAAAATATAGGATGGGTCGATAACCTCAGGAATAACGGAAAGAATAGTATATTCTCTAATTGCCTTGGTTAAATTCATTTTCGCAGTCGTAGTCATTTTATCAGCACCAAATGGTTTTGCTGCAATGAATACTTTTCCATATTGTGGAGGACTAGCATCTTCTCCACCATAAATTGACAACGCTTCAAGATTGGGATATAGTTGTGTGACTAATGTCTCATAATCTCTGACTGTAACCGCTCTCTGTTGGGCAGAATATGACCTAGGAGCAAGGTATTTGATAGAAGTGATACTCTGAGGTAATGCACCACCTGAAGAGGGGTTTACGACGGTTATGGTTGGAGTTACATTTTCAAAAAATTGATTGTTATATTTAAAAACTCCAGTAAACTCAAAAAGTGAGCATTGATTTGCTTCGTCTTGGTTATTAACAATATACTCAATAGTTACTGAATCATTATTTTGCAATTTACGTCCAAAAACATCGTCCCCAAACAAAAGTTCAAACTGTTCGTTTTTATTTTCTTGAATCCAGTAGATTGTATCGTCAGAGCTTAAACCTGTAATACTTTCTGCTTTTTTATAAGTTATTGGAACATTATAATTATCTTGATTGACAATAACTGTAATTAAGTCAACATCTGCATTAGCACTTGGAATAATAATACTTTGTCTTGTTGAAGTGTCAATATTATAAACAATACTTAAAAGATTTCCTTGGTAGATGTCAATGTCTGAAAAACGTACTTTTCTAACGCCATCAACATCAACAAATGCTTCTCTTGTAATATCATCTAGTGTTGAATACACAAAAGAACCATTTTCATTACTACCAATGAATGATTCGCCTTTTTTTAAAGTGAATGCACCAATCTGTGGAGATACTGGTACATCCATACTAATTGTTGCCTTTGCTGACTTTGATGATCTTGGTGTATATCCAATCAAACTCGCAAGAGAAACAACATTATCTCTAATAGAGGCACTATCAAAAAATACTTCATTAGCAATCAGGTTAGCATTTAACGCTGAATAATAAGTGTTGTATGATAGTACATCAATCAATTGGGTCAATACAGACCCTTCAAAATTATAATCACTAAAAGTATCAGACGCACGTAAATACGCCTTCAAACTTTGTTTGATATTCTCAAAATCTAAATTAGTGATTGTGTTAAACGCCATTATACTCGTTCTAAAATAAGGTTAAGTGACTGCTGATTCAGTGGTAATCCTACAATTTCATAATTAATTGTAATATCTACTGAATTATCGTCTATATTATCAAGATAATCAATATTAATAACTTTAACGCGAGGTTCAAAAACTTTTAATGCGTCTTCAATTGAAAGTGTGATATCATCTGCCAAAATAGGGTCAAAATTTTCAAACAATACAACTTGTGCTTCAGTTCCAAAAAGAGGACGAAAGGGTTTTTCGCCTCTCATGGTCATTACAACACTTTTTACTGCTTGTTTGATGGCATCCTCATTTGTTAACAGATTAATATCACCCGTAATAGGGTGAGGTTCAAAACTGGGATTAATATCAACAAATTTTTTGGATACCTTACGCATTTTAACGCCCGTTATACTTTATATATCTACTTTTTCTTGTTTTTTTTGGTTTCTGCTGATTTTTTCAAGTAATAATCTGATTTTGGATCGGTAATTAATACCATACCAGATTTTTTAAATTCTTCACTTTGATCAGGCACGGGTTGATTTGCCATTTTGCTCCAAATTAGTATAGAATAGAACTCTTTATATTTATTCACCCTACGAACCCATACTTTTTGTGCTGGTAGGTTGACGACTAGTTGACTCATTCTTCGTAAGTAGGTGGATGAAAGTTGCAGTACTCATTAAAAGTGATTTTCATCTCTTTATGAGTAAGATTACAGTATTTTGCTGCTTTTGGTAGGTTCCATTTAGCAGTAAACAGCATTTCCATTGATTTACGTGTTTCTGCTCTCAACGTCCTTGACCACGATAACGCTTTTTCTTGCCATTACGTGATGTTGCAGACAATTTTGTGTTTTGTGAACTGCCTTGACGAGTGTTTTTGGGGTTTCCTTGAACGAATTGAACTCCAGAAAGTCCAATCTTGGAACGCATTGCCATGATTTTATGTTTTTTGTGTGAACAACAGTAGTATAGAGCAGATTTTCCGATTTGTCAAGTCAAAAAACGCCTGCAAAGACATTAAATGACCCTTGAGCGATGGTATCTCCGCAACCAATCATGTCTCCGATGCGTCCAGGCGGACGAAAATTGAAATATACGTTGACTGGACCCTGTGAAATGGGTCTTATTAGGTGTGGTGGCGGACAATTTGAACATGGACACGCATGTGGAGCAAATAAATCTCCCAATCGCCCTGCCAAACTGAAATTTACACGCACATTAGGTGATCCTTGCGTAAGTGCAGATGGAGGATAGCAGATATGCCCTGTAGATAGAGCACCAACAAATGTACAACCTTTCATGGAACAAATTTAGGATTAATAGGATTACGACCTGCCTGACTAGTTATCGCAGTTCCAAACCTTGTTGATGCAATATCTTTATCATCATACACGATTTGCTTAATTGGGAACGTGCCAGCACCAATACCACAACTACTTGTAATGACTACTGTAAATTCTACAATAATCATATAGTTGGGATCTGGTGTGTATGCCTGCATATGATCTTTTACACCAATCTCCTCAATCATTCCGATGGTAGGTGTTCCGGCAATAGCAGAACCGCCAATAGGATTTAGGTATGGACTTCTAATATTTGCAGACCCCTGGTTCAACGTACCGTACTGTGCAACGTATCCAGAAGGAGATGCAACAGTTGTTATAGGAAGATGTGTAGGAGCAACTAAATCTCTACGGTACTTATATTCCTTATTAGGAAACAGATAGTCCGTATAGTTCCCACTAACTCTCATGGTAATAGTACCAGGAAACGTACATGTTGCTGTTGCAACACCAGTACCCGATGTAGCACTACCACTAGAACCATTAGTACTAGTTAATGTTACAGTAAGACCAGGATCACCAAAATATGCAGATGGTGCAACAACTGGAGTAAAACTAGGTACAGTTACTGTAAAGAATTCTGCGTAAATTGGTGGTGGACCAGAAGAAATTAATGGTCCTGGTGGTCCACATGGCGTAGGTCCTGAAATTGCAGTCCAGACATTAGGAACCCATATGGGTGGTACAATGGGTTTCATTACAATACTTGGTGATGGTTGTATTGGTGTATATACGGTTGGTATTGGCATTACTTTACTCTCCTTGCTTCAGATGCATTCAGGATCTCTTGGAATCGTGCCTGCCCTACCAAATAATCATTCATCACATATAGTGTAGTACTCCATGTTCCGGCACCAATACTTGTGAGTAATCCTTCTGGTGGAATATAACGATAGGTAATGCCACTCTCGTCTACAAAGATGCCTGTACCACTCGGTCCAGTGTCTGCTGGTGTACCAGGTGTAGATGGCACCGGAGGTACTGCTGTAGGGTTCCCAGGCGTGCCTGGAGTGCCTCCACTGACTGTTCCACCTACATCCACATGATAAGTACTTCCACCCTTCAATACATACGATCCTGTAGGTAGTGTCGCTCCAATTGCCCAGGTAAGTGTTGATACTCCTGCAATACTACTCGTCACTGTAAAATTGAATACCATATCACGATGACCCTCTCTGGTTTGATCATCACTCGTCCCGGCAGTACGTTCGGTAATATCTCCTTCATATTTTAATAATGATACTCCGGTCGGTACTTCATCACTTAAATCAATTGATCCTCCATTATTGTCCTTATCAATTCGATAAGGTTCGATAAAGTTATTTGGATCTTCTCCTCTCTCCGGTAGATCCATCTCAAAATTTAAATGATTACTATCTGGTATGTATTCCGAATTTTTTTCATAGTAATACTCCCAGGTTTCCTCTGGAAAGAGTTTTTTTCCGAACTCTCCCCCGAACTTAATTGTTACCGTCTGTGGTGCTACCGCACTTATACTCACAGTTCCACTGCTCGACGTGGCAGTCACACTGTTCCCATCGCTTCGCAATAATGTGACTGTGACATCATCGTCCAGATATGGAGCACTACTCCCAATATTTGGAACCATGCTATTGAATGTTACGGTAAATGTCTCACTTGCTCTGGTAGATGCCATACTAACGGTTGTACAACCATTCTTATACTCAATACCAGATGCTGTGTTCATCTTACCATATACATCATACTGGACACCCTCCAATACAATATCAGTCGTCCTTGCCTGATTTAATGATGGTTCACTATATTGATTGCCATCCCCATCAAAACAACACCCTGTATAATTATTCACTAACTTCTCACTCAGATCCTCTCCCACATACACAATACGATCTGTCTCAGTACTATACCCCGATACATACCAACTTGCACCTGATGAGTCACACGGATCCGTCGTAACCGCATTCGGTACTTTCCATGTCTGACGATACGTTCCTACAGGTAATGAAAAATATTTTCCTTGCCCTGTACCTGCTACCACAGGATAACTGAGATTTACTGCATTACCTACCTCATACTTGATATCAATTTGTGAGGACCCCGTGCCGACACTCTCGACAACTTCCTTATAATTAGGCATCCAAATTTACATCCTCCTTGAAGTTTAACATCCAAAAGTCCTCGGCACCCTCATAGTCACGGAAATAATACCGCTCGCCCTCTGGCGAATCTAAGATGAACTTATCAATCTTTGATTCATACTCGATCTTTGGTCCGGTCATCGGTTTGTCCTCATCGTAAATAAACTTTAAATAATCCTCGTAGTCCAAATCATCCATACCTTTAAGTAGCATACCACTTTATATATCACCCCTTTGAGGGTTTTTTACCTCAGAAAATTTTTGGGATTATTTTGATATATAGAAGTCGCTTGGGGACCTTTGTAGGTTAGGAGGGACCCATGCATTTTAAACGTAGCGGCCGGTAACATATAAGGGCGCTAATCGCCATTACTGGTTTTTACTTAGTGTCGGCGCTAAGTGTTACTTAGTGGCGGTCACTATGTATTACTTAGTGCCGGTCACTATGTGTTACTTAGTGATGTGGAGTTTGTGTTACTTAGTGTTCGCATGTTGTATAACATAGCAGGGGCACAGTGAGTGTTACTTAGTGCCCCTCACTATGTGTTACTTAGTGCTGGTCTTAATCTTGTTAGCGAGACGACCCAAACTTACGAATGGGACTAATGCTAACAGCATGTGGCGTTTCTTACAATTATGCATGGATTCTGAACCAGATTTCCAATCACAATAGGCAACGCCACTAAGTGGATAGAACTCAATTCCACTAAGTGCAGATGAAGGGCGTGAAACATAAAATCTCACATTGCCGGTGATACGTTGAATACAATTAGCAGTGGAGAGGTTGATGTTAGTCATGGTGTCGTGTTTGTTTGACTCTTGAATTCTACAGGATGGAGGGGTCGTATGGTGACCCCAAACCTTAAGAGAATCAGTCGTCTTCGTTGAAGATCTCTGCTAGGCAGGCATTCATCTCGGAGGCATTGATTGCGGAATTATCCCAGCGAACACCATCGCCGGTCTCACCAATGAAGCGTCCGATCTGTCCGGCAGTCATGCAACGGACGAACTTCTCCCAAGGGGTCTCACCCTCAGCGAATCTCACACATGCCTTGGCAGTGTTGTAGAGAAACTCATCATTGCCGATCCACAGAGCAGCGTTCCACGTTTCGTAGTTTGCCCAACCGTTGTAGGTTTCAGTGCTGAAGTGGCGGATGTCGGTTGTCATGATCTTGGTTGTTTGTGACTTGATTATTCTACAGGATGGAGGGGTCAAATGGCGACCCCAAACCTTAAGCAATTCTAGATTGCTGTTGGTGCTCCTGATGCCCAGAACGCGAGTCGCATTGTGCTCGCCTTGCTTGCTTGCTCTGCTGTGCGACCCTTACGGATTGCAGTGGTCTGCAATGCTTTACGTGTCACGTCTCCATTCTTGGATGTGATCACGTTGCGTGCTGCTTGGAAAGTTTCTTTCTTAGTCATGGTTTCAGTTAGTAGCGATGGCGTCAGCAATGGCAGAATCTAGTTCTGTCAGTTCGGTTTCAATCTCGGAGAGATCAACCTGGTCTAGATCGTACATAAGATCTTCGATCTGAAGTTCCATTAGATAGGCGTCAGTGACTCGCATAGTGTCGTGTTTGGTTGACTTGCTTAGTATAGTCGGTAGGGGTCAGAATGCAACCCCTGAAATGTTAAGAAAATCAGGATTGCTGGCGTTGCTCTTGGATGAGTTCGGTGCCAGCGTTGATGCCATCCAGTACATACTGACCATAGGCGTAGCCGACAGTGAGAGCAACAAGAGAGATGAGAAGCGTTTTCATTGTGGTTGATTTGCTTGTGCTTATCCTAGTCGATCAGACGCCGCGGCCAAGGGTAAAAAACCAGTTGTAGAAGTGGCACACCTAGACCGGGTTCTAGTCCCCCTAGGCTCTAGAATGGAGGTAGAGCCCATTTTCAAAATGGAAGACAAAATAAAAAGGGCATCTCTGCCCTTGTGCCACTCATCCGATTGTCCCTCCCATCATCATGCTGTATTGTGAGATGGGCAGGACCTTAATCAGCACGTAATCAAAATCATCTTTGATTTCTTCCTTGTAGGCATCTGCCGTTGATTGGCAGTCAAAGAGACGAAGAGAGCTGAATTCTGCCCCCTCGTAATCAATGCCACCGATGACGGCGATGCATTTTGGTTCGTTCATGGTTTCGTTTCTCATGTGATTATTCTACAGGGTCAGACGCCTAGTGGCGGTCGCTGATGTTCCAGTTGCTGGAGTGGTCGGGTTGGATGCGACCAGCACGGACTGCCTGCCTGTACTCGTGCTCTGCTTGCATCTGACGTTGGATCTTCTCCATGACGGTCAGCATCTTAGGGGAAGGATCTTTGGAAGTGAGAAAGAATGATGTTTTGTTCATGTGCTTAGTATAGAGCATTTTGAGGGTCAGTGTGACCCTCTTAACAATCTCTTCAGATTAGGCAAGCATCGATTGCCTCCATGACGTTGCCGTACTCACCGACAATCTCGCCTAGGTGGTCGCGAATGAACGCATAGGATCCTGACTCATCGTGCATGGAGAAGCATACATCCATTGCACGGTCGAGATCAGTGAGCATCTCGGTTTCACCAAGGGCAGGGCAAGTGATTTCGTACATGTGTTTCTTTTGAACTGAGTTCATTATGGCATGGATCGGCAGACCGTTCTGTATCGGTTGATACCGTTTTC